GAAATTGACTGCAGGATCTGATGAATTTGCACAGAGTGTGTACACTTCTACACCCTTCTATACGGGACATATACTTCTTAACGGAACAGACTTTATAAATTTTAATGGGGCGGATGATACACTGGTCCATCATTTTCATTCCGGAACACAGAAGATGATAAAGGATATCAAAATTGAATTTTTCTATATGAGTCATGGACGCCTCATTCCTTATGACTTTAGAAATCAGGACCACATATTGAAGTTTGAAGTGACGGGGTCTACAGACAAACTTGAAAATCTACCTAAAGTCCCCCTGGAAGAACCTCCCAAAATTGAAAAGAAAGAGCCAATAATAAGCATTCCCGAAGTGGTGAAGAATCCTTATAAATGGTGGAGAAAGGAGTATCTCTACATTGCGTTAATAGTTATAGTCGGTCTACTTTTACTCTTTTTCATGAAAAGAGCACCGATTAGCGAGTTATCGCGTAGACGGGCTGGGCAGGCTTCGTCACGCGACCGTTGATGCGGGAAATCACGAGGAAGACGACCACGGAGAGGAGAGAGGTGAGGACAGCGGTGAGAGCGTACTGAGCACCACCGTTCTTGGGAACCCGGATAAGCTGGGTAACAGTCCAGCGAACGAAATCCATCCAAGACATCGCAGCGGCGAAGGAGAAACCACCAACAATAGAGTTGAGGGTCTGGGTCTGGAGTTCCTGGGTGACAAGGCTGACAGTCTGGAGAGCGGCAGCAGACATTGTGATTGTTATACTATACGTAGGGAAAAAAATTAATCAGGTGTAATCTCCTCCTTCTTTACTAATTTTTTAAATTTTTTTTTCCTGATTATTTTTGTTTTTGAAAAAAGTTGTTCATCATCGGATGAATCATCACTAGAGCTTGTATCAAAATTAGAAATGTGTAATTTGTTCTTATTCTCAGAAAACGTCCATGCTTCCGGCTCTGAGATGCTCATTACTATTAATAGCATTTTTTAACATCTCTTCTGTCGGGCTCTGGGGAACCCAGGAGTCCCAACGGTCGTAGGCTTCATTCATCTGTAAGAAGACGGGGTCTGCGCCTGTGTATCTCTCGAAAGGTGGACATTCTTCGGGGTCGACGGTGGGCATGTCTTCCTCTTCCTCTTCCTCCTCAACTTCGTCGTAAAGGTCTGGGAAGATGGAGCCAATATCTTCACCGACTTTGTACATCGCACAGTATTTCATCGCATATTCCATGTCTTCTGGAAGTAGAGTATCTCTTCCACAAGCTTTTGAATATTCGACTGCGAGTTTAGCACTCTTTTCAAAAACGGGAACTAATATGTTAGTCATCATTTCGATATACTGTTCAGCCATATTGTTCCCTACATCACCAAATCCAGTTTGCATATTCATCTTTAGTACTTAATGTTAAAAAGAGTTTGCCCACTTCCCTCACTTACACGAAGGATGTTGTAGCTTACAGCGTAGACCCGAATTTGTCTTGGATAATCTGCACATGGGGTCAGACTTAGGTTCAAAAGTTGCTCTTTTACGAGACTAAAGTTAACCTGACCCGTAGGATACCATTCTTCTGGCTGAAGAGCAAAACTATAGGAATAGAATCTTCTGATGAGCTGAGTCTTTGAATGATGTATAGCCGCCTGAACAGCCTTGAGGAAGATGACGTTGCCTGTATCCTGGGTAATTATCGGTTGACCATCCAGGTCAAGAGTGAGGTAGTCCAAGTTTTCATAGAGAATGTACTTATCATCCTGAACATTCGAAGTATTGTCATAGTCAAAGGGAGTGACAAACTGAAATTCAGCTGTGCCAACACTTCCCTGTCTCTGAATCACAAAGTAGAGTTCCTTGACTGGATTTACAAAATCGAGTTTGAAGTTGCCTGTGGTGACACCCGCATCGACGTCGAACACATTCTCTTGAAGTTGTGTGATGAGATAGTCTCTAGGTGTTTTTTGAATTTTAATTCGTTCCTCACAGTCTAAATATACGACTTCTGTACAGAGCTGAAAGTCCAAAATATTTAGTGTTTCTGATGATATATCTCCATATGCCCCATCCGTTCTGATGACAACGTCCTGTGCACTTCTCAATTTAAATTCAATTTCTACTTCCTGGAGGTTCATCGCACACAGGGGCATTGCCAATTCCGGATGTCTGTAAAAGTAGAAAGGTAAGTCCACGAAGAAGTCCACATCCTCGGTGTTTCCCAGTGCATTTCGAGCTACAATGAGACGGTTTGCGACCCTACGAAACGCTGTCCTCTCTGGAAATTTACCAATAAGTTCTTCGAGAGCAAATTGCTTTGTTTGGGTGACGAAGTGTTCGGAATATATTTGAAGATAGTCACTCGTGAGGCGTTGAATAACTTTACCACCCACGATGAGATCTACGTATTCAATGATCGCATGTCCCACAGATTCTATATAGCAAACACTTGAAGTATTAATCTCTGGGAGTTTGAGTTTAAGACTCACCGTCTTTAAAAGATCACCCTGATTTTGGGGAATCTTAAACCTCACTTTTTTACCAAAGTTGGCTTCATTTTCCGGGTCCAAGTCAACATATTGATTCGAAAAGTTTGAATGTTTTTTGAAACTTTCCAAAAAATGACTGTAGTCTGGGTCTAAGGTAAAAAACCTTTCTTGAGGTCCGGTTGCTGTCAGCTGCAGTTGACCAGCCATTACTACTATATCTATCTAAAATTTTAATCCCGCTAAACCACTCTCTATTCTTAACACGTTATAGTTCACCGCATACACACGTGTGTTATTATCACTATCTGCATATTTGGGATTTATTTGAATTTTGAGAAGTTTATGAGCTACACGACTCATATTAACCTGTCCGGTTGGGTAAGGCATTTCAGGTTTCATTGCGAACGAATACATACCAAATTTGGCCGGACCAAACCTATAGGAACTACCAAAAGGAGAACCTGGGGTAATTGTGTCTGAAAATGGAGCATTCACGTGATGTTTTAATGCTTGTTCATACACCATAAACTTTGTATCTCTACTGAATACGAGCTCGTTATTGAAACGAAGTTCGACGTTTGTTATGGTATTGTACTCATTGGGGTAATTATTTTGAAAAGAGACTTCTGATTGTGAAACAAAGAAAAGTTCCTTTACGGGGTGTGTAAAATTAAGCATGACCGCCTTAGTATTCTCCCCAGACTTCATCTTGAACTTAGACATTTGAACCTGTGTGATGACGTAATCGAGGGGTCTAGACATCAGGAAACCACTCTCTTCGGGGGTTACGTAGATGAACTCCGTATCCATAGAAAACTTTGGAATAGAAGCTACATCACTGGGTGAACTACCACCAAATGTGAGTTCCGATAGGGGACGAGTTTTAATTCTCACCTCTATGAGTTGTTTTGTCAGGGCACAGGTGGGTATAGCCAGGCTTGGATTTCTGTAGAAATAAAAGGGAAGTTCCAGGAAATACGTGTAATTGGTGCCAGATGCATAACTCAAAATATTTCCATGTCCATTGAGGAAATATAGAGTTTGGTCTACGTCATCATCTGTGTTGTAGAGTTGTTGATGCATGTAAATGTATTCTCCTGTAATTTTTTGAATAGTTTGCCCCCCAATTAGAAGCTCGGCGTATTCGATGAGATGTGTGATGACAGAGGGACACCAAATATTATTATTCGAACCACCATCGGGTGTAGGATCTTGAAGAGTTATTTTAAGGGTAAGATTTCGTACCAAGTCACCCTTGTCACCGGGTACTCTACACGTGATAATCTTATCAAAGTCGATTTCTCCGTCGAATTGACTCTCCACAAAATCGAAAGCAAACTTTGAATGCTTCTTGAAATTCATCAGGAAGTATGAAAATTGTGGTTCACCTGTGAGCCATTCGTCTTGAACTCCAGTGGCAGCAAGTCTCAGTCGACCAGCCATTCCTATTGTATATGAGTAAAATTTTGGTAAATAAAACGAAACGCTATACTAGAATGAATCTTCAGTTGAGGAAGTTCAAACCTGAGACGATTAGTGATGATCGTGTGTGTGTTTTCATAGGGAAACGTAATACAGGTAAATCAACCCTAGTG